GAAGACTGTTGTGATGCACTTGGTTCAACTTATGATGGTAAACCACTTGGTAGTTTTGGAGAACTAGCAAGTTGCAGTTTCTATCCTGCACATCACATGACTATGGGTGAAGGTGGATTTGTTGCATGTAATACTAAGATGCAAGAAATTGTTACTCGTAGTTTTCGTGAATGGGGACGTGGATGTTATTGCGTTGGTAAAAAAGCAGGTCTGTTAAAAAATGGTAGTTGTGGCACTAGATTTAGTAATTGGTTACCAGAATTACCAGATGAAGTATTTGATCATAAGTATGTATATGATGAAATTGGTTATAATTTAAAACCAATTGAACTACAAGCATCTATTGGACTTGAACAAATGAAGAAATTGCCGGAAATTCATCGTAGAAGAAAAGAAAATCACAAAAGACTTGTAAATATCTTCAAACCATATGAAGAATTTTTTATTCTACCAAAATCGACGGAATTGTCTGATCCAAGTTGGTTTGCGTTTGCAGTAACTATTAAAGACAATAATAAGTTTAAAAGAAAAGATATCGTAAATCATTTAGAATCAAACAAAATTCAAACTAGACCATATTTTGCGGGTAATATTATGTTACAACCAGCATATGATGGATTGATTGATAAAAATGAAGTAATTACAAAATATCCAAATGCAAGAAAGATTACAACTGATGCATTCTTCTTAGGAACTAGTCCAGTAATTACTTCTATTCAATTAGACTACGTTGAAGAAATAGTTCAAAACTTTTTTAAAAAAATGAATGACGGTTCAAATTAATATATAATGTATATGACAAAAATAGTTTATATAACTGGATGTTTGGGTTTTATCGGATCTTATGTTACTAGAGCTTGTTTAGACCAAGGATGGTATGTAAAAGGTATTGATAAAATCACATATGCTGCTCGTAAAGAACTTCTGGAAGAATTTAATAATAATCCAAAATTTAGTTTTGAAAAATTAGATATATGTAACATTGAAAGATTAATAGATTGTGATTATTTCATTAATACGGCTGCGGAAACTCATGTTGATAATTCTATTCGTAAAAGCGAAGATTTTATACATTCCAATATTAACGGTGTATACAATATTCTAGAACTATTAAAAGCATACAAGAGAGAAGGATATGTTACACCTACATTTATTCATTTTAGTACAGATGAAGTGTATGGTGATGTAATTGAAGGTGAACATATAGAAACGGATATTTTAAAGCCAAGTAATCCATATTCTGCAACAAAAGCAGCTGCGGATCAATTGATCATTGCGTGGAGCAGAACATATGGTTTGAATTATGTCATTATCAGACCAACCAATAATTATGGTATTGGTCAATATGTTGAAAAATTAATTCCTAAATCATGTAAGTTTATGAAACTCGGAAGAAAAATTCCTCTTCATAATAATGGTTCACCAAAAAGAAATTGGTTACATGCAAAGGATACTGCTCAAGGAGTAATTTCTATCATCAATAATGATGTAAAAAATGAAATATATAATATTGCAGGTGGATTTGAACAATCAAATATTGTTACTGTTGAAAAAATTATTTTGGAATATTTTGGTGATTTACCATTAGATTATAAAGAAAAATATTTAGATTTTTCTATACAACGAGTCGGACAAGATGTAAGATATGCATTGAATGATGACAAATTGAGATGTCTTGGATGGTCTCCAAAATGTGAATTTGATTTAGAATTAAAAGAAATTGTCAATTTTTATAAACAAAATTTTATATGGTAAATTATGATTACAAAAGATTCATTAATTAAATTTGAAGACGACATAGTTAAAGCTTACAAAAAAGCAATGAACCGAACTTATGGTAAAAGTGTGATGGTTGTTCAATTCATTGATTATCTAAAAACAAAATAATGAACTACAAAGATAAAAAATTAGTAAAAAGAATTTTAGATATATCTTATAAAAATAAATTAAGCCATCTAGGAAGTTATTTTTCTTGCCTTGATATAATAGATGACATTTTTAATAAAAAGAAAGAAGACGATATTTTTATTTTGTCATGCGGTCACGCCGCTTTAGCTTTATACTGTGTAATAGAAAAATACCATGAAATTGACGCTGAATATCTTTTTAATAAACACGGAGGACACCCTCATCTTGATGAAGATAATAAAATTTATTGTTCTACAGGTAGCCTAGGAATGGGAATTACAGTTGCGATTGGAAGAGCTATCGTTAATACTGATAAAAAAGTTTATTGTTTAATAAGTGACGGAGAGACGGCTGAAGGATCAATTTGGGAAGCTCTTCGTTTTATTAAAGAAAAAAATATCCAAAACATTGAAATCCATTGTTCTTGTAATGGATATGCTGCTTATGACAATGTAGATATTGAATATTTAAAACTAAGATTGGTTTCTTTCCTTCCAACTATTAAATTTCATTTAACCAATGGAGACTTCTTTCCATTTCTTAAAAAATTAAACGCACATTACCACATCATGTCAGAAAACGATTACAAAATCGCCAATCAAATATTAACATGAGAAAAGACTTCAACAAAATCTTGCTTCAAGAAATGCATAAAAATAAGAACATTTATTTCATAACTGCTGACTTAGGTTACGGTTTATGGGATGAAGTAAGAAACTCTTTTCCTGATAGATCTTTCAATGTAATGTCTTCAGAACAGCTTATGATAGGAACTGCGGTTGGGATAGCTTTGGAGAAAAAAATACCTGTTTGTTATTCTATTACTCCGTTTATTCTGTATAGACCATTTGAGTTTATAAGAAACTATTTAGATCATGAAAAAATACCAGTAAAACTAATCGGCGGTGGCAGAAATAAAGATTATGGATATCTAGGGTTTTCTCATTGGGCTGAAGATGATGAAAAAATAATGAAATGTTTTGAAAATATCAAATTTTATAAGCCGCAAGACATAGAAGAATTACAACATCAAACATTAACTCTATTATATAATAATTTTCCCTGTTATATGAATTTAAAGAAATGAATATATTAGTTACGGGCGCAAATGGTTTCATAGGTTCTAATATCATAAAATTGTTATCTGATGATACCAACTTTAAATTTTTTAATGGTAATAGAAACGCCATCAATTTGTATTCAACTGAGAGTATTGAAAGATATTTAGATGAAAATCAGATAGATACTGTAATACATTGCGCAATTGAAGGTGGAAGTAGATTAAAACAAGATACAAGTGATATGTTGTATAAAAACATATTAATGTATGAAAATTTAATTAAATTTAGCCACAGATATAAAATATTCATTAATTTTGGTTCTGGCGCAGAATTTGATAGAAAACAAAATATATCAAATGTTAATGAATATGACATATTTAATATTATTCCTACGGATTTTTACGGTTTATCTAAAAATGTAATTACAAAATTGTCTACACATCATCCTATAATATTAAATCTTAGAATATTTGGTTGTTTCTACTACAATGAATTGTCTACACGATTTATAAGAAATAATATAAATAATTATATTAAGAATAAACCAATCATTATACATCAAGATAGATGTATGGACTTCTTTTATATGGAAGATTTAACAAATGTCATAAACCACTTCTTAAACAATTCAATATCAACATATAAAGATATTAATATGTCATATATAAAAAAATATAAATTAAGTGATATAGCAAATATAATTAATGAATTGTCATCACATAAAGTAGATATTAATATAGAGAATAAAATATCAGAGTTAAATTATACAGGAAATGGAGAAAAATTAAATTCTCTTGGATTGGAATTGAAAGGTCTTGAATTTGGAATAAAAGAATGTTATGAACACATCAAATATAACGTTTTGCATTAATACTGCAAAAAATGAAATAAATCACATCAAGTTACTATTCAAATCACTTGATATTAACTTACATAATAAAAATCATGATATTATTGTATTTGTTGATAGTGACAATCAAAATACTACTGAATGGTTAAAAACTCAAAAATTAAAATTCAAAAATCTTACCATAGTTAAAAATACAAGCAGTATACCAGTTGGTTATCAAAGAAACATAAATTTAATGTTTGAAATGGCAAAGACTGATATTGTTTCTTATTTACAGTCTGATATGGTAATTTCAAAAAACTATGATTTGGATATTATAAAAAATTTAGATGAAAATACTGTAATTTCAAGTACCAGAATAGAACCACCATTACACCCACCGTCTCCAGAAAAACTAACGTATGATTTTGGCTTAGATCCCACCAAATTTGATTTTGATTCATTTCAAAAAATATCACAACAACAGAAACAAAATAGATTGACTGACTTCTGGTTCGCTCCTTTTACGTTATACAAAAAAATATGGAATGAAATTGGTGGGCATGATACTTTGTTTAGACGATCTAGAGAAGACTCTGATATTCTGTACAGACTATGTATAGCAGGTATAAAATTTAAACAAGATTGGAATTCAATTGTTTATCATTTTACGTGTACATCATCAAGAGGCAAAGATTGGTGGAAAAATGAGAACAAAGAAAAAACACAATTACAAAGTTTTGCAGATAGAATAGAATTGATGAGATTTTTAAAAAAATGGGGAAAATTTAAACACGATACTCAAAAAAATATCAATGATTTTAAATATAATATTTCTATTAATTTTAAAAATACAAAAAACAAAGAAAATTTTATATTAGAAAATTATTTCTTATTTAATAAAATAAGTGTAGATAATAAAGAATCTTATGATTCTATCAAAAAAGAATATGAAAAACAACAAGATCCAGCAAATAAATTGTTTGATATAACAGATGAGGTTTGGCAAACTACAAAATCATCATATAGAACCATAGACTTTGAAGAAATATTTAATTTATCAAATGTAAATGACGATGTTGTAATTAATTTTGATTTAAATTATCTAAATGAAACTACATTTGGATATTTACAAAAAATGCAAGATATACTAAAAAATTCATTAAATGAAAATGACAGTGGAGAATTTGAATTAGAAAATTGTATATTTGTAAAAGTAAATAAACTTATAAACCGATTAGAAGATAATATCATTGTAACTAACCCACCACTTACATTACCATTAGAATATCTATGATAAACTATTCGTTTTACAAATATCTTTTATCCCACACGAAATAAGTGTGGAAATCGGATAATAAATCATCGGTTTATCATATACAGGCAATAATTGTTTATTGACCACCGTTGTCAGTGGATACAATCTACTACCAGTTCCTCCAGATAAAACAATTCCTTTCATAATTTATAAATAAAATCTAATACAACTTTAACATATATATGTTTATGCAACAAGTAATTTTCTTTATATTATTCCTAAATATAGTTTGGTTTGAAACCGAAGCATTCGTTGAATATGTTCGTCTATTTGGTTTTAATTTGTTCAAAGTCAAAGACTATCGTGTTGCAAAGCAAAATAACTTTGAATTAACATATCATTCATATCTATTACAGAAACACAATAACTTTTTTACACGATTGATAACATGTCCAATATGCTTTACAACATGGTTATCTTTGGTGCTAGGATGGTATTTTTTGGAAAATGAATGGGATTTTACCATTGTATTTGCATCATCACTGGCACTATACCATATTTATAGAAAAATATCATCGTGGTAATAACAAATGTAACGGAATTTTTCTATTTCTTGAACAACAACGGATTTGCGGGTTTACATCCAGTTTTTGTGCAATTTGTAAACTGCATAAACGACTTCAATGGAATATGTAATTGTGAAGGAAAAAAAAGAAGTGAAAAACTATCCACATGTTATTCACTATACAATACATCTTCTCAAATATTGCCTTCGTTTAAAAGTCAATTATTTGCAAAGTTTCCATCTGAAGCGTATGTTCAAATATCCAACAACGGAACAGTATTGAATACTATATCTAGATGATTGTATCCAAACACTTGTTGACCACCTCTTTAAGATAGTCACATTCTTTCAAATTAATTGCATTGTTTGATGTTGATGATACATCACTCCATTCTACTGTATAGTCTGCCAAACCCTTTATAAGAGGGTCATTGACTCGTTCATGGTCATTTGGGGGTTCAGTATACTTTCTGATGTCATCTGCTAAAACTGTATATTTGCTTATATGCACCAATTTGCCACCCAATTCTTTTTGAACCCAGTGTACTTCGTCTTTGGGATATTGAACATATCGTATATCTGATACGAACACTATATCACTTGGATCTTTTTCTATTTCTTTATATAACAATGAGGTCCAATAGCGACCTTGTGTTTGTTTTCGTTTTACACCACCATACCAGACCAAAAATTCACGAAAAATATTTTTATCCTCAGTTTTTTCACTGAATACATTCAGATTCAATTTTTCCTTGACAAACTGATCACAATCATTTTTAAGAAAGTAAGCAAGTGCATATTGTTTTGCACTATATCCTCGTTTATTTAGTTCTTGTATTGCGATATCACAAAACAGATTTTTACCAACTCTGGCTAAACCCGATACACCAATGATTTTTTTTGTTTTTATGTCACTCATCTTTTAATAATTTATTAATCTCCTTGTCAGTTTTTCCGTATTTGGAACACGTACTAACAAGGTATTCTATACCATCTTGATTTTTGAATAGAATTTTACAATAATCTCTTGCTTCATCTTTACCTATTTGTAGGTGAGACGACAATAAATCTACCAAATCCTTATTTGTTTTGGATTTTGTAGATTTAATCCATTTACAAAACTTGCGTCCGTGAGGAACCAAGTCACAACAAGTCTTATAAAATTGTTTATTTGGAATTACTTCCATAAACTGAGACAAATATGCGATAGATTCAATACTATCTGAATCCATGCTCAGTCCAATCAAAAGTGTATATTTGCTAAAATCCCGTTTTTCTTTTTCCGTCAATTGATCATAATATGATTCGGATTTATTTTCACGAATATGATTGATGTGATCAAATAAAGTCTTACTCTTCGTCGTTAAGGTGTTGTTCTCTTTGTTCAATGTCGTCAAGTCGTTGTTGGACTGTTCGGACTTTTTCTTTTTCGGGATTTTTGCCATTTGATTTCAATTTATTGATTCTGTTACGAATCGCCTTGACTACCAATGATATATCCTTTTGATTTTTATACAAAGATTTTATCTCATCAGATAGTTTTACAGTTCTTTCATCCAGAACATCCAACATTTCTTCCGATTTTTTAATCTTGTATAGGCAAAATAGTGCCAGTAGTGTAAATACTACTGGCACTACAGGGGTATATAACAAAGATATTCCACAAACAATTGTCAATATTACTATTTCAATAAGCATTTTCAGTTTCGTCAGTAGAATCAAATGTCTTCTTTTTACTATCGGAATCCGAAAACTTCTGTTTCTTGTTCTTATTTTCTTTTTTGGAAGAACTCTTTGAATTCTTTCTAAATTCAGAGTCTCTTCTATATGTTTTTCCCATATACTTTTGACAATTGTTTGTGTTTATCTATTTTTTAACGCTTGCTAGCAGCCTTCTTGGTTGAACCAATGACCCGTGAAAGTGCATTCACTTGACGACCATTGAGTTCAATTCGCTTGTCACCTTCAACGATAACCAACTTGGTAGCACGCTTGGTACTAGCAAATGGAACGACGATGTGAGCACGGACACCTTGGACAGCAGTTTTAGCAAACGCGGTACGCTTCTTACTATTTGTAACAATCATATGTTTTCTTTTTTTTGTTTTTTTGTTTTAAGTTAGCTTTATTACTAACACAAAATCATCATACACTACCGTAACCCAATCGTCAACATGTTTATTTATTATAATTTGTATTCAGTTTCAAACTTTTCAATAGCATAGTCTTTCGCTTTAAATTCAAATTCAAAATCAATATCATTAATATTATTTTTATATTCAACTGGCAATTCGCGAACGTAATCAGCGTGTGCTCTTGGATTTTTATTGTCAGTGGCATTGTCACTAAAATGAAATAATGGACGATGTTTTCCCCACGTACTGATGGCAAGTTTAAATGCTTCAATAGCAGACAGTTTGCCTGGGTTACAACGATAGTGAAGATTGTCGTAAGTGATTGGAATGCCAGTGTTTGAATAAATCAAGTCATACAACTGTTCTACCTTCCAACTATTTGGCTTGTCTTCATTTTCGAGTACCAACCGAGATTTTACATTGATAGGTAAATTGTTGTATACATCAATAAAACGTTTAGCAATTTCTTTGATATCACCTTTATAAGAATTCATATGAATATTGATGGGTGCATCATACGATTGAGGCAATTCCATCAGATCCATCATGTCACCATGAACAATCAATTCTTCCACTGATTTTTTAGAAACATTTGGATTTGCACTAGCAGGCACAACAAATTGATCTGGGTGAGTGCTGCACCGCATATTGTATTTTTTGATAACATCCGCACACAATTTGAATTCACGTTTGATGATGTCAAAATTATAATTATTTGCCATACTCAGATTTGCATATGGTAGAGTTTGAAGTGGCATCATACCGCTACTAATTCTATAATTCCATTTTTTGGAAGCACAAAATTCTAGGGTTTTTCGCGTTACGACCACATTGTTAAGGGTGCGATCTGCAACAATTTGTTCTGCGTTTTTTCGTTCCAATGCAAAAAACCGGGTTCTGGTCATGGTATTAGCGCGAATACCACTTTCTTGTAATTTTAAACTCATGCAACATAGTGATTTTTTCATTGAATACATCATACACCACTGTTTAAAATAAGTCAAATGTTTTAACCAAAAAATTCGTCACTGGATTTCCAATCATTATCTGATTGCAATTCTGTTGTGTCTAAATCTCCCTGTTTTCTGAACACTAAAATGTATTCGTGTGTCTTGGCAGTTATTCTTTTTGATGCACACTTTCCGGCTTGAAGTGGTGCAAACGGACTATTATTTTTGATAATAACAGTATCATGGGATATCATATTATTATTTTTAAATAAATTGATGCTGTCGTTGGAAAATTGTTTGAATCCGGTTGCATCTCTATAGTCTGCCACTATCCAACAACAAAATCCTCCCGGCTTTAAGACTCGGTGGATATTACCGATACATTCATTTATTTTTTTAAGAAAATCGTCATAATTTCTAATATCACTTAATTGATTTTCTGTTGATTCATATTTTTCAATGTTGCCATATGGCGGACACGTCATTACCAAATGTGCAAAATTATCATCTGTATTTGTCAATTTACATCCATCTGATAAAAACAAAGTTGGATCAACTGCACATTTTTTATAATGATCAACACTTCTTTGATATGTCTTTGGGGAAATTTCGTAACCGTAATATTTTCTATTTAATTTGGATGATATAATCGCTCTAGTAGCTCTTCCGGCAAAAGGATCTACCACAATTGAATTTTTTAGACTCCAATATCTCAATACAAATTCACATACAGCAGAACTAAACTCGCTCATTCCAAGTCCAGGTAAATATTCGGCATCTTCGCTACGTCTTAACTCTGTTTCGTCTTGATCAAAATAAGCAAAATCCCACTCTTTTTGATTTTGGAATTCCATTATACTCAATGGAAGAATTTTAAATTGATCTTTTACTCTTACATTGACATCAAATGGAAGTAATTGTTTGTATTGTTTTGTCATTTTTATGTCTTACGAAGAACCAATTTAAATTTAATAGTCAATTCGTTTTTGGTAGATTTAACTTCTTTGATTTCCCACTTTTCTTTTAAATCGTCAAGATACATGTTTCTTCCATC